TTTTATCCTCTCCTTTTTCTAAATCAATGTTTAATAATTTCTGTATTCCCATTCTAATTATTATTTCAATTAAAATAGCTAAAGTTTGAACAAGTGCATCTGCTATCATTCTTTTAAATGATTTACCTAAATCTTCTCCAAGAATAATTGTTCTTGCTAATGAATTTGAGAATTTAGTTATACCAGAATCTAATCCCTCAACTATAGTCATTCTAATATCTTGCATTTTATTTTTAATATTTTCTAATGCGTTTTCATTTAGTTCTCTAAATTTATCCATAGCTTTTTGTGTAGCAGATGGAAGTTGAACAGATAATTCATGTTCAAAATTATGTATTAATTGTCTAGTATATTCTAATTCTTTATTTAAGTTTTCAACTGGTATAGAAAGTTCATGTTCAAAATCTTTAATTTTTTGAAAATCTTTTGTAACATCATTAGAGAGTTTTTTGATTCTTCTATTAATATCATCTATAATTAATCCAGCACCAGCTAATTTTGTAAAGAATCCACCAAAAGCAATAGCATTAAGACCTATTACACTTTGTAAATCTCTAAAGTTTTTAGTTAAAGTTTTAACTGAATCAGATAATTTAATTATTGCTACTGCTAATTTCTCTCCAATTTGTACACCTAAAGATTCTATCGCAAATTGATTATCTTCTGTAAATTGTTTTAAATCTCCTAATTGTTCTTTTAATTCAAAAAAGAAACCTCTAGTGATTGAAACTTGAAATGTAAATAAAGTATCTTTTAAGTTTGAAATAGTACCTGATAATGTTTTTGATAATTCTTCAATTAAATTTCCAAACTCTCCACCACTTCCAAATGCTCTTGCTAATCCTTTTATAGATTGATCTACAGATGTTCTAACTCCTTGTTGGAAACCAGCCATAGCAGTAACACCTCGTTCTCTAAATAGTTCAGCAGATGCAATACCAGCAGAAAATGATCTTTGAATTTGTAAAGATGCTAAAGCAAAATCTCCACCTAATACTGTTGCTGTGTTACCTGTAATTTTTAAAAGTTCTTCAAATGATACACCAGCAGATTCAGCTTGTTTTCTTACAGTTGCTAAAGCTGTGATACCTTGCTGAATATTCTCTAATTCAAATGGAGTAGTCTTTGCAAATTTAGTTACAATATCTAATGCTCTTTGACCCTCTTTTGCAGAGCCAAATAATGCTTTTAATTGAACACCTAAATTTTCTATCTGAATACCAGTATTTACGATTGATCTAACGACTAATCCAGCACCTAAACCAATAAAAGCATTTTTTAAATTAAATACAGCACTTCTTACTTTAGCAATACTTCCTTGAACTCTATTAAAAGCCTGTTTAGATTTATCGTTTGCTAATATATCTATCTGTAATTTTTGGTTTGCCATTATTTAAACTTTCTTGCTTCTGCTAGTTCTTTGCTTGTTTTATATTGTTCTTGCTCTTTTTTCAAGTAAGCTAACCATAAATTATAATGGCTAACAGGCATATCAAGAACTTGTTGAATTGTGAGATGTAATCGTTCTGCTATAATTAACAGCGACCTAACATCAGGGTCGCTATCTACTTTTTTTCGGCATCCTCATAATTAGTATCTGACAGAATTTTATTAGCAATATCAGATATAACATTTGAATCTGCTTTTTTTCTTAAAGCAAATTTATCCTCTGGGCTAAAGGCTTTAATCATATCGCCTTTTTCATTCTTAATCTGTAATTTCATAATTAACAGATCAACAAGAACAGTTAAGTCTTGGAAGTTGCTAGACTTCTTAAAAATTATATTTTTTTCTTCAAGTGTTAATGGTTCTGAATAAAAGACACTAGGATTACCATTTTCATCTTTCCACTCCTCAACTTCAATAGTGATAGTTTTAAGAGTTTCAAAATGAGATTTAACTCTATCAATAACTGACATAAATTAGATTATACAGTTCCTACAGTTAAAGCACCAGTTCCTTGAAATGTTACAGTTCTTGAAACGATTGCATCCATTGAGTTGTTAATACTCATACCAGTAATAATACCAGTACCAGAATAACTTGCGTCTCCAGTTGCATTACCTTCTGGTAATAAAACAAATGCGATAGATGAACCAGCAGTTAAACTTTCTTGTTGAGTACTAGCTTCGTCAAAGTGCATTTCAATTGTTCCTGAGAATGAAGTTCTACCAGCTAAAAATGTTTTAGTAGCATCAGTTAAAGCTGTATCTTCTACAACATCTCCAGTAGTTTCTAAAGTGAACGAAGTAACTTCGCCCATTTCATTTCCACCAACTGTTACAACTCCTTCTTTTCCGTGATGTGTTGCCATGTCTTTTTATCCTTTTTAATTTTTGGTTTGATTTCTTGTTCTTGCTTATATCCTAGTCTTAGATAATGTTCAAGATTTGTTTCATTAATAATTATCTCTGAATTATTTTTATATAATTTAATATCTTTAGCCATATTACCTTTTACTATTTATCTTCTTCCTCGTCAATAAAGTCTTCATCTTCCTCATCTTCCTCAAACTCCTCATCATCTAAATCTTCTTCTTCCCAAGTTTGATTATCTTCTAATGAGTTTTCTTTAATTTCTTCAATTAAGTCTTTTACTTCTTCACAAAGGATAGATTCCTTATCGTGCATTTTTTCTATCTGATCTACTTTTTTAAGTATCTTATTTAATAATTTTTCATTCATGTTTTACTCCTATGGTGTTCCAGCTTGATATTCGTACATACACCTAATCGTCATTCTTATTCCACCAACAGGAAATAAACTACCCTCGTCAGTTTCTACTTGGATAACTTCCGAATCAAGTGCGTTACCATTTCGAGTAATATCAGTTTCTATTGCAGTTTCAATAGCTGTTATTAATTCATTTCTTTTGGTATCTATATTGGACTCTGCACCTTTAACAAAGCCTAATATAACAAAATCAATAGTACCTGTTCTAGTTCTAGCACCAGAGCCTAATTCAGCATCATCTCTATTTTCTTCTGATGTTTGTACTATTACTGCTGGATATTGTTGTTCAGATAATTCATCTAATATAAATGGTTGTCTTGTAGCCTTTTTAATTGCTGGGCTACTAATCGCTGAAATAGTCGATAGTAATTCAGATGCTATATTTTCTCTTACACTCATATTCTAAACTTCCTTAATTCTTTTTCTACAAATCTATTAAATGTTTTCTGTATAATATTTTCTGTTCGTTTATTAAAGCCAAAAAATTTTCTTTTTGGTTCATTTAATACTTGATTAAATAATGCTCTTTGTCTCATTTCTGCATTATTGAAACTTAATGAAACTTTATGTTTGCCTGTTTTTTTAGTTCCTAAACTTCCTAACATTCTACCAGTATAGAATAAATCTACTGCTGTTTTCTTACCCTCACGATTTAATCTTTTTAAATAACCCTCAGAATATGGTGCAAAAGGACTATCGTTAAAATCAATACCTTTTTGTGTTTTAGTTCTGATAATATCTAATAATTGAAAACCACCTTGTTTAACACCTTTATCAATTATTCTTGGAAGTTTAGATTGTAGCCTTTTAAACTTTTGACTTATCTCTTTGGAGTTAGATTTTATCTTTAAATCTACAGCCATTATCTCTGCAATCTATTATAGCCGTGTAAATTTTCTCGTTCAGCAACAGATATTGTACCACTATCATCAGAGTCATATTCTACACCATCTTCTAATATTTTTTGAAACTCAACATTGTATTGACTCATGTAATGTTCTGACATTCTTTCAAATCTATCTTTTTCAGTTTCTGGTCTAAATTTAGCTAATGCTGGACATAGGAATTTACCTAAGAATAAATATACACCAGCCCTTTTAAACTGATCTAAATTAACTTTATCGTTTTCTAATTCTACTGTGTTTAAAATTGTTATATCTGTAAATACATTTTGCTTATAGGTTTGCCACCATCTAATTCTTAAATCTCTTAAAATATCGTTTGTTGTTTGTGCTAAAAAGAAAGTTGTTTGTGAGTCTCCTGTTGCTATTCCAAAGTCAAATGCGTCAGGCTGATAATTCGTTACATCACTTGTTGTGATTACATTTAAACCAGTAAAGTTTGTCATAATAAAATCTCCTAATTGATAAGTGGGGGATTTCTCCCCCACCTAATAACTCTAATTATTAAAGAGCCGCGTCAGTTGTAACTTGGCAACCATAGTCATCTTTGATAACTCCAGTTCCGTAAGTCATAGTTCCAACGATCTCAGTTGCTCTTAAAGAAGCATCTCTTTGAGTCTCGATTGAGAAGTCAGCTTTCATAG